TCTATTGAAGCCATAACTTTCTTATGTTTTGACCATTTTGGATATTTGTCCATCCAATTGGCATGATAATGAGTTGCACCATCTGTTATGTCGATGAGTGCTTTATCATAATGATTGTTGAGAACTATTTCTGCCAACAATACTGAATCTTTCCACGATGCACTTGAACGAACTGGTTCGTCCAGCTTACCATCACAATACCACGAAAATTGGCAACGATCTCTCACAGGAACATTCTCTTTAGTTTTAGAATTATATCTGTGAATTCCGTCTTGAACTACTCCACATATAGTATCTGGATAACTTGCATTTAATGCACGATTAATTGTGACATTTGCTACTGCGAGTTTCCCTGCTGTACTCTCTGCTCTAGCCTCAAAGTAAATGTTCTTCGCCATACACTCAGCATCTGCTGGTGTATACTTCACTTTAGTAAATTCTAGAGGTTTATAATAGTTCTGTGTTAGGTCTATCGCATTTTCTACGATGATTGCTGCACCGGCTGTTTTTGAAATTGTTGGCGGTAACCATATTTGACCAGTATTAGAACTATTTAAAGGAGAAGCTGTATACCATAGCGTAGCAAATAAAGCAAGGAACACCCTTACTGTTTTTACCATACTTGTACCTTTGTTTGGTTAATCATTCATATCGATAAAAATATACATAAAAAAATTACTTTCAACCAAATTGTAGTTATATTTATACATTTTTATTCTTCTGTAACCACCTCTTCTTTCTTAGAAGGGGTTTTAGATACTGGTGTTTCCTCTTCCTCTACATCGGGAAGTAGATCCGGCCATGTGTCTTTAACCAGTTTATATGTCAATCCTTTGTAGGATAATTTCTTATCTTTGATTGCAATCATCATTTCTGCATCTTGAGGATCTAATCTTTCCAGAAGACCAACGAACATTGCTTCTCTTCGTAACATAGGAAGTTCAGACAATGGATGTGGACTTGGATCTGTATAGTAGTCCAATTTCTTTACTTCATAATGAAAAGAATTAGATGTCATATCACCTTGTTTTGCTGGTTCGTAAGGTGGAGCTCCTGGCGGAAGTAACCACTTTGCGTCTGGATGATAGTTCAACTGCAACAATATTTTAGTTGCAAGATTTTCTCTCTTTTTGAGAATTTCTCGTTTCTGATCTCTTGTCTTTGCTTTTGCAACTTCTTCAAGAGTTTCACGAACATTAAATTCTGGCATTATACTTCTCCTGTAAATTGTGTATCGGTCAATGCAACTGTTTCAGTCTTTACATATTCCCTATTTTCCTGAGTTACATACTCTGACTCATCCATATTATTTGTCCATACTGCATTAATATCCTTGTAGAATACCCCTACAGACCTCTTAGGAGTGCCGTCAGGATAATAAGCCATTGCGACACAAGTTGGTGTCACTTTATGTTCTTCGTGCTTCCCCGAAAACAATCCAATCCAATCTCCTGTTTTCAAGTAATGCTCACAGTATCGAATGTATGCTTTCTTTCCATCTGCAAAATTTGATGCTTTCTGTTTGTCTAGAGGAGTTACACCCCTACCTCTTGCTTGTGTATTAGAAGCAGATATTTGATCTTTAGTTTCCCGAATCCACTCTTTCACATTCTTAAAAGAATATGTATCATCATCGGGAAGTGCAAGAACCTTCTTACTGACATTCTTGTATTCTGCGGGTTTCTTCTTTGCTCTCATCTCTGCGAGACGAGCTCTTAATTTTTCTTTGGTTTCTTCAGAAAGTTTTCGTTTCTTCTTAACTGGTTTGATTGGTTTTCGTTCAATCGTTACTTTCTTTCTTGCCATTATGATTTTTTCTCCAGGCTGTTTTTAATCGTTTCCAACATCAATGACCATTGCTTTGCAGTAGTATCGATGTCATAGTGCATATCAAAATATTGCTTCTGGAATGCAAGACCAGCTTGAACTGGTGCTTCCCAAAAGTTATCAATTGCATCCTTCAGTACATATGCAAACTTTCTGGTATGTTCAGACTTGTCTTCACAATATCCGTACATCCATGCAAAATTTGCACAAGTCTCTGGAAGAACTGCAAGATTCGGACACACAACAACACATCCTGCACTCATTGCCTCGATTGCAGAAATACAAGCAGTTTCCTTATAACAACAAGGATATGCAAGTATGTGTGTTTGTTGAAGTGCAGTACGAATTTCTTCATTAGAAACCGATCCATGATAGTTGACATTAGGTGTGTCTCTACAAGCATCATATAATGGTTTCCAATCATCGTCTTTATCTTCCCACCCATATATCTTAAAACTTGAATATACATCTAATACAACATTCTCAAACTTTGCTGCTCGAAATGCAGCAATGAGAACATCCAATCCACGATGTGGTGTAGATATGTATGCAAGTCTTATTGGGCCTTCTTTAGGTTTCGTATGTGCAGGAATAGGTTCGATTGCATTCTTGAGAACTACACTCTTCTCATATTCCAATCCTAAATCAAGATGGTATTTCTCCAATGACCAATCAGAAGGAAATACAAACCTTTCAAATTTGTCTCGTTCTTCTTTCTTTTTAAGGAATTGTACTTCTGGATCTTGTGAGGTATCTTGAAACCAAAGGATTCTCGGCTTGTCTTCTAACTCACGAACTCTTGATAGGATAACTTGAAAGTAATTCCATATATCTTCTGGAACTCTTTCCTTAACACGGGCATATATTAATTCACTACCACCCTTTGCTTCTTTCGAGGCGGTTACAACATCGAACTTTTCTGTAATACCCTGTTCGTTTCGTTTCTTTATCTGTTCGATTTTTGAATCATCGAATACCATTAAGCTCATAATCTTCTCTCACTATTTTTATTTTATAATATTATTATAACAAGTTACTGACACAATGTCAAGTCTTTTTTTCAAATCCTGTTTTACAAATATAATACGAATCCACAATATCTGAAACAGGGTTGACAATTTTAGTTGATTTTGGAGTTAATCTACTCTGTAGATCTATCTTCGTTTCTTCCAAAAATGTTTCATACATCAGTTCTTTATTTGCATTCCCTTTTCCTGTGGCCTCTTTTTTGATTACTGTAGGGGGAATTGTTGTGAAACGAAATCCACTTGATCTGAGTTTTTGTTTGAGTATTCCAGTATTCTCTCCAATATTGAAAACTCTTCCTGTAGCAGCAAATGCATAGTCTTCTATATAAACACATTCGACTCTTCCATTATACCAACGAATCCGTTCAATTACCCATTCTGCGAGATTTACATATCTTTCTATCTCATCTGAATATTCGGGATAGTCATATGCATTAAAAACATCAACAGAATTTTGATTCTTCGTCTGTTTAATATAATGAAATCTACAATCTTCAAATTTTATTTTATTATCTCTAACTTCTGCAATACAAATGGCAGGAGAGGTTAAAGAGTAATCTATTCCTGCAACCCAAGTCATTCCTAAGTATACCATTCTAATCCATATCTGGATCTTCGTAATATGGCTCCATTAGTATTCCACAAAATGCACAATGGAATGCTGTTTCTTCTTCTCTCAAATCATCTGGATCATACATCATCGTATAGCTTGCATTACAGTTACTACAATTTACATCTAAATCGATATCCATATCTTTCCAATTAAAGGTCTACTATTTCGCACCCTCCATCCGCAGAACAAGCTAGTTCTTGCGATCCGGCGGTGAAATCTTTTTCTTCATATTCTGACAAATCTTTCCAATCTACATCTTGAGGAATTAGTTTTAACATTTCACTATATTCCTTTTTTGTGCAGTCTTGGTAAGGTGCCTGTCTATATGTATGTTCACTAAATGGAAGAAAAGATATCCCACTAATTGAATCAAAATGATCCCATACCCATGAACCAACCATTGGCCATTCTTCTTCTTTCACGGAAATGGTTACAGATGGTTTGTGTTCACACCAATGAGTCTGATAGGTCATCCAGAGTTTCAACTGATCTATTGCAGTCATGTCTTGTCGATAGACTGCTTGTTCTGGGCCCTTCATTGGAAAGGAAAATACAGTTGTGTGTTTTGGTTTTGTCACATCTGGTTCATTCGGAAATCCTTTGTCCTTCATGAACTTACAAAGAGGATCTTTGTTGTCTGCTCTTACAGTACGGATATAATAAGGATTATGGCGGGCATGAATACCAGAAGCAGAATCAACAAGCTGAGACACAGTACCACTAGGTTTGACACAAGTAATGGCTGCTGCTCGTTCGATTCCAAGTCTGTCTGCCCATTCTTTGTTTGTTTCATATGCAACCTTTCTCAAATCTTCTAATAGGGATTCCAATCCCTTCTTTTTACCATTTGTTAATGGACTATCTAGAATGCCGGTAAGGGAGACACCCAATAACCTTTCTTCAGTACAATTGTCTTTCCACTCTTTGGTGAGATATCTGAAGTTAGTGAGGGTTGATTGAAATGTGCCAAGGATAGTCGCAGATCTGACTTTCTTTTTAAGAGATTCAACATCGTCAGATCTTCGTACAACGCACTCGCTGAGATTGCAGAACTCTCTGCTTCTAAGAATAATCTCGCTGCAGGGGTTAGTTCCAAAATCATCTCTTGGCTCTCTTCTTCTGACATATTCTCCTTTATCATCTTTTTCCCTTCCGTTTAGTGCTGAAACTTGATTCATTGCAGATGTTCTATTATAAATTCCTCGTTCACCTGACTTTGAATCGTATAAAGATAACCATTCTCGCATAAATGTGCCAGTATTTGGTTTCTCTTTATAATTAACTGAATTATTTGCAAGTGCCCTCTGGACATTGTGTTCCCACCATTGACCAGATTTCGCATGCCTCATCTCTCCATCGTTTAAATCAGAGAGACTTATAAGTGCGCTTCTCCTCACACCACCTACTACGACAATTTCTGCAATCTTACAAACAATATCGTGACATTCAATAGGTTTTAATTTTCTTCCTGCTGCATCCTGTATGATTTTTGCAGAAAAATGAAAAAGATCATCTAATGGTTCTGGGCCAGATGCTCTACCTCCAAATGTCTTTAGAGGTTTTCCTGCTTCTCTGATTTTTGCCAAATCCCACTTAGGAATCTGACCACTCCATAATAAACTAAGAAGTTCTTTAAATGCCTTTGCCCATCCAAGTTTAGAATCTGCAACGACAATGGTTGTGTCCGTTGGATGAAATTCCTCTGCAATAACTGGAAGATGATTTACGTGTTCTCCTTCAACACTAAATCCCACTCCTGTTCCGTTCATAAGAACGTAAAGAATTTCATCGAAAGAACGAATACTATCAACCTTAACATAAGAACAATTATATCCTGCAACATTCTCTTTTCGTAATGCTTCTCCAGCAGTCATCAGACAACGCATGGAAGGCATCACATTGAGTGACATCACTTCTTGTTTAAGTTCTTCTAGTTCTCCGTTTCCTAAATCGTAATCACACATCTCTTTGAGATGTTCTTGAAAAAAGTCAAAATATCTATTTACTGTTTCTCCCCATGTTTCTCTTCGTTTTTTGTCGTAATCCCATCGTGCATAACGTGATAAGTGAATGAATTGTTGGTATTGGGTGGGCAGGGTGATGGGATCGTGTTGGTTCATTTCTTCCTCCATAGGGCAAGCTGTGTTTTTGCAAATAGACTCTGGTACGTGTTGGTATTTATTATTTCGGTTAGTTTCGTTTCTTGAATACCACCAAGTACCATATCGTTAATATCTTTACTAGCAACTGAATCTGGCCAGAAACAAAGTTTCCATCCTTTTTCAATTACTTTTTCCATTCTTGCAATGATTTCCTTGTTTCTAGGTTCATTGTCGAATATCATTGTACCGATTCCTTGATCCATTGCATCTACAATGTCTGTCTGATCTTTCAAACTTACATCTGATCCTGCCATTGCAATACAATTCGGAAGAAACATAGAATCAAATGGCCCTTCTACAATATAGAAAGGTTTCTTGATATCTAATCTATCTAATCCAAAGATCTTAGGGGAATCCTCATGTACCTTAATAGTTATATACCGAAGCAGAGTGTTCGTGAATGCTCTACCTTGAAATGCAATTAAATTTTTATCTGAGTCATAAAAAGGAATAATAATTCTCTGTTCCTTCTCCGCTAGATCATAATCACGTTCTGTTACCTCTGATACAAAACTTTTAAAGTCCTCTGTATAATATAGGTAACTTAGAAATTGAGGCGGGATTGAACGATTAACCAGATACTTCTTTGCAAAATGAGTATCATCTAATTCAGAAATTCTGGGCAGATTAATCTTAGTATGGAATTTCGGTTTCTCTACTTTAAACTCTGGATCTGGTGTATTCTGACCCTTCCCTGTAACTCCATCCTTGTATCGTTCTAATGCATAGTCCTTATACATCTCACCATCCAACTCTTTAAGGAAGTTGGAGAAAGTTGTACTCTTTCCACAATTATGACAACGGAAAAAGAGATCTGTTCTTTTCTGATAAAGATAACCTCGAGCCTTAGTTTTACTCTTTTGGGAATCTCCACATAAAGGACATCTGAAATTGTAGAGTCCTTCGTTTTTTCTTTTGAATAGGGGTAAACGTGAAGA